GTAGAGACTTTGTTCAAGCAGGTGACGTTATTGTTATTATCACTTATCTTGGAGACTTTAACACTAACCGCTCATTGAGCTACACTGGTTATACACAAGGTTTGGGTTTATATGTAAACGCTAGTGGGGATGGCTATAATAGCAATGTTTACATACATTACAAGATTGCTGATGGTACAGAGACACAGATAAATCAGCCTTACACAAATAACGTTAGTTCTGCGTTTGTTGCGGGTGTGTTCTCAGGTGCAGCTGCACCTACCGCCTCTTGGGGTAACACAGTGATATATGCTAGAAGCAGAGCTGGCCATACACAATCTGGAAGCGGCAGCACATTTACAGGGCTACCTCTTAGTGGAGGGTCATACAGCGGAGATAGTTACATCATGTATGCTACAGGCTGCTCTATGAACAATGCAAGGGTGTACACTTCTAGTACAATGGACTCCCGTTTAAACGGTTCTTATACCTCTTCTGCTAGGGAGGACGACGAGGACCCGTCTCAGATCGAGGTTATGTTTGGCAACACGCAACTTGAAACCAGCGAAACCGACTTCTCTTTTTCCGCAGCTACGTGGGGCAAAGGTTATGCTTCTATAACTATTGGTACTAACTTTGCACTAGCCTTTAGAATGCCTAAAGCCTAAAAAGGAAAACATAAATGTACGTCAAAATTACAAACGGTAGTGTAGAAACATACCCCTACTCCGTAGGGCAACTACGCCGTGACAACCCCAACACTTCATTCCCAAAGCAAATACCCGACGAGGTTCTATCCAGCTACGGAGTTGAGACTGTAGTTGTAGCAAGTGAACCTAGCTTTACTCAGCGCACACAGGTGCTTTCGCAGGACACACAGCCTTCTTTAGTTGAGGGTGTCTGGACACTGGGCTGGACTGTTACTGATAAGACCACAGAAGAAGTAGCTGAGTTTGATGCCAATGAAGAGATGCGTATCAGGCTAGAGCGAGACACATTGCTATCTGAAACAGACTGGTGGTGTCTCTCGGATCGTACTGCTGCACAGGCGCAGTTAGATTACCGTCAGGCACTTCGTGACGTGACAGATCAATCGGGCTTTCCGTACAGCGTAACGTGGCCCACTAAACCGTAAGAGGGGTCTTAGGCCATGCTTGGATTTTCACCACTAGCTTCAAGTCCACTTGCTGATGACGGTGGGGTGGCGCTAACTGTTGCAATTACTGCAACATCTAGCGTCTCCGCTGTCGCAAGTGTTGTCGCGCAAAATCCATCTACCGCTGACATTTCAGCTTCGCTGTCGCAACAGTCAGCCGCCACAGTGCAGGCAAACGCAGCGGCGACTATATCTTGTTCTGCGACGCAAGTTGCTTCTTCTATTGAGTCGCAGGGGGCAAATATCCCCAGCGCTCTATCACAGTCTGCCTCGGCTACAATTGTAGCAAAGGGCCAGTCCACAGTGACGGCGACATCCACTTTGGTTGGGTCTGTTGATGGCGCCAAGAGCGGCAAGTCAAGCATTACGGCAACGTCCACATCGGCACAGTCAGGCACACTAACTGCTAAAGGCAGTTTGGCCATAGCAGCAGGACTTACTGTGGCTAGTGGGTCCAATGCAATCCTGCTTGGAGCGTCAATTGTCTCTGCAAGCTGCACTACCGTTGCTTTTGGACGCAAAAAGTGGGAAGATGCCGCAACTGAAACAACAGATTGGGCCGACGCTGTGTCGGCTTCTAGCATTTGGACCGACGCGGTGTCGGCTTCCAGCATTTGGACGGAGGCGGCATAATGGCCGATAGTACCACCACAACATATAGCCTTGTAAAGCCAGAGGTCGGTGCAAGCGACAGCTCATGGGGCGATAAGCTAAACACGAACCTCGACAGCTTGGATAACCTGCTGGACGGAACGACATCAATTTCGCCCAACCTGTCCGCACTTCAGATTGGCGGTTCTACGGTTACGGCCAGCGTCGCGGAGTTCAACATTTTGGACGGCGTTACAGCCACTACCGTTGAGCTGAACATCTTGGACGGTGTTACAGCTACTACTGGCGAGCTGAACATCTTGGACGGGGTTACGGTCTCTACGCTTGAAATGAACAAGCTGGACGGTGTTACGGCAACTACGGCAGAAATCAACTACCTAGACGGCGTGACTTCATCTATCCAGACGCAGATTGACAACCTTGTAGCTGGTGAAAGTGGCGGGACCGTCACAAGCGTTGGCTTATCTGCTCCTACGGGCTTTTCAGTTTCTGGTTCGCCAATAACATCAAGTGGAACGCTGTCTCTATCCTTTTCCTCCGGCTACTCTCTACTTACCTCTTCTCAGGCTTCTGCAATATCTAGCATCCCGACAGCTACAAGCCAGATATCAAACGACAGCGGTTTCATAACGTCAGCCAGCGTTCCTACTAACAACAACCAACTGACTAATGGCGCAGGCTACATTACTACCCAGTACACCCCACCTACATCATTTTCTGCTGTTGGGACGTACGCTTTCCTAATTCGCAATGGGACATCACTTGCCTCTGGCGCTACTGTGTCTGGCTCAACACTACAAAGTGGTGGTGTAAATGCGGCTCAGAGCCTTACGAGCAATAACACTGTGTACTCAGCAAACCTAAGTCAATTATCTCGTGGAGACACTACCATGTCAGGCACTTGGAGAGCCATGGGTTCTATTACCTACAGCTCCACCTCTACTTACGGTCGAGGCACAGTATTTTTGAGGATTTCCTAATGAGCATCACGATAGCAGAAGTGCGCAATGCACAGTCACTACAGTCTGACAACCAGCGCATGGACGTAGAAATTAATCACCCAGACTACGGGTGGATACCGTACACGGTAGACCCCTCTGACACCGATACGACTATTGATAACGATGCAGTTATGGCTTTGATCGGTGGCAACTTCACTGCGTATGTAGCCCCGACACAAGCTGAACTAGACGCGCAGGCTGCGGCTCGTGTTCGTGCGGATCGTGATCACATCTTGGTTGCAGTGGTTGACCCTCTGGTCTCCAACCCTTTGCGCTGGGCTGATTTAACGGCTGAAAAGCAAGCTGAATGGACTGCATATCGACAGCTCCTTTTAGATATTCCACAGCAAGACAGCTTCCCGCATAGCGTTTCTTGGCCTACCCAGCCAGAGTGAGGTATCCATGCCGTTAATCCCCCTCCAAATCCCCGCAGGCGTTTACCGCAACGGCACAGACTTGCAATCGGCGGGCCGCTGGCGCGATGCAAACCTAATACGCTGGCACCAAGAGGCCATGCGCCCCATTGGTGGGTGGCGTCAGCGTGGCAGTATAGATATCAACGGAACACCTCGCGGCACTGTCGCTTGGCGCACAAATAACAGCGACAGGTATTTGGGCATCGGGGTTCATAACGCCCTTTTCGTAATGGACGAGGGCGGCAGCGTCACCGACATCACCCCAGCGCAATTCACAGGCGGTCGCCTAAACTCATCCGCTAACCTTGGATATGGCGGCGACACTTACGGGACTGCTCTTTACGGTCTGCCGAGAGAAGACGCTACGACGCTGTTAGATGCGACCACATGGTCATTGGATAACTGGGGTGAATATCTTGTTGCCTGCTCAACTGACGATGGTCAGATACTTGAGTGGCAGCTTGACCCTGCGTCTAATGCTGCCCCAATTGCAAACGCGCCAACTAACAACTCAGCGATGTTCGTCACAGAAGAGCGTTTCCTATTTGCGTTGGGTGCAGGTGGAAACCCTCGACTTGTCCAATGGTGTGACCGTGAGGATAACACGCTGTGGTCTCCCGCATCGACAAACGAAGCTGGCGACATTGAGTTGCAGACGAGTGGCCGAATTCTTGCTGGGCTGCGAACACGCGGCCAATCACTAATTTTAACGGATCAAGACGCACACACAGCCAGTTACGTTGGACCGCCATTTGTCTACGGCTTTGAGCGCGTAGGCACTAGCTGTGGCCTCATCGCGGCAAAGGCGGCTGCATCCGTTGATGCGGGTGTCATTTGGATGGGTGAGCGTTCATTCTTCCAATACGCAGGTGGTAGCGTTGTTGAGGTCAAATGTGACGTTGGGGACTATGTGTTCAGCGACATCAATACATCTCAGAAAAGTCTAATCCATGCTGTAACGCACGGCGCTTGGGGCGAGATTTGGTGGTTCTATCCATCAGAAGGTGCCACTGAAGTTGATCGCTATGTTTCATATAATTACATTACAGGCGTCTGGATGATCGGCGAGCTAGACCGCACATCTGGCGTTGAAGGCGGCATTTTCCGTTTCCCACTTTGGTTCAAGTCAGACGGAGTTTTGTACGAACACGAAGTAGGCTACGATCACGATGGCATAAGCCCGTTTGCGGAAAGCGGGCCAATTTCTATCGGGAACGGAGACAATGTCGCTGCGGTTACAAGGCTGATACCTGACGAAGAAACGCAAGGCGAGGTCACGGCCACGTTTAAGACGCGCTTCCACCCTAACGACGTTGAGACATCACACGGCCCGTATATCATGGCGAACCCTACTGGGGTGCGCTTTACGGGGCGGCAAGTGCGGATGCGCGTCACGGCAGACGTTTTGGACGATTGGCGCGTTGGCATCATGCGTCTTGAGGTTAAGCCGCGAGGTCAGCGGTGAGCCGCGTAGTCCCCCCATTTACGACAGACGCTCGTGCGTGGGCCGAAAACATTCGTCGCTTCTTGGGTCGTGCTTTGGACGTGCTTGGCGCGCGTGATGCATCGACTGTTGCGTCTGAAGATGGCGTCTTGCTGTGGGATCGCGAGCAAGGCTACCCCGTTGTCTCAAAGGGTGGTGAGTTTCGGCAGATTGTTTTGGCCGACGGCTACGCATTTCTTGGCCAGGATGCTGACATCACGGCGGCTGCGGCTAATACAGCATATGCTATTACATACGACCTGCCAGCAATGTCTTCTGGCATTTCTCAAGGTACGCCAACAAGCCGTATTGTGTTTGCGGAGGGTGGCATTTACCTTTTGTCGTTCTCAGCACAGATCACGTCTACGTCTGGCAGCACTGTGAGTTTTCGCTTCTGGCCTCGGATTAATGGCACGGACGTTGCGGGTAGCACAATTGTAGCCAACCTGCACCAGAACAACGCCACAACGGTTGCATCGCGCACTGCAATATTTCAAGTAAGTGCTGGTGATTACCTTGAGGTTATGTGGGCTGTGGATAGCACATCTGGCTATTTACATGCCACTACTGCGACCGCGTATGCACCAAGCGCACCGTCCACGTCGCTTTCGATTACACGGATAAGAGCATGAACGAGCTAGACCGATGCAGAACTTGGATTGAAGCTGCCCTTGAGTACAGCGGCGGCACTCACAATTTTGAGGACATTGTTGAGGGTTTGCAAAGTGGCGTCCTTCAGCTTTGGCCTACGTCAGGGGGGTGCATCGTTACTGAAATAGTGGTATACCCAAGAAAACGTGTATTAAATGTGTTTTTAGGCGGCGGAGAGCTTGAGCAGATTTTGGATATGCACGACGATGTGATAACATGGGCTAAAGCGCAAAATTGCAGCGCCCTTACAATGTCTGGTCGTTTCGGCTGGAAGAAACCATTAAAGGCACACGGTTGGGAAGCCCAGCACGCCTCATACGTTAAGGAGTTTTAATAATGTCAGGCGGAAAAGGTGGTTCAACCACAAGCAAAGTAGAAGTCCCCCAGTACGTAGAGGACGCCGCGAAGGCTAACTTGGCTAAGGCCGACCTGCTGGCTCAAATCGGTTATGTTCCGCATTATGGGCCAGACGTCGCGGCTTTTAGCCAGATGCAAGAAGATGCGTTTAGGAACACAGCTTCTGCTGCTAATGCGTTCGGTTTGGGCGGTGGCGGCACTGGCATGGAGGGTGTTCCAGTTCCAACGGAATATGCTGGCGGCATTCGAGGCTATTCAGCCGCCCCATTGTACGAGCAATCTATGGCAGAATTTGAAGCGCGACGCCCCGGTCAATACGCAGCAATCAATGCTCCGTTTATTGATCCCATAACAGGTGCTTCGCCTGATTACCCGTATACGGGTTCTACAGGTATGCAGAATACTGACCTTGGCGGCATTTATGCAGCTAACGTGCCATACTCTTCTAATGTAGGCTCAGGTGGCTCAGGTTCGTCGCTTCTAGATGAGACAATGGCCGCAGCCCGCGCTTCTTATGAATCGCCTAAAGGCAATATGCCAGCTGCGAGCAATACGTCAAATTTCATAAGTGACTTTTTGACTGACGCCACTGATGGTGGCGGTATGAATGGCACTGGAGGCAAGCACAAAGGTCTTGGCCTTTATTCAGTCGGCGCTAATATTCTCGGAGGTAAGTACTAATGGCAGGTTCTCCAGCAGGTAGCCCAAATGCGATGACGGTTAAGCCTTCATTTCCCGCGCCACAGGTTCAGCAGTCTCCTGCTCCAAACGTTTACCAGCAATCAGCGGCAGCCCTTACTGGCGCTAAAAATGCTGCAACGCGTTTATCTAATTTTGCGGCGACAGACATGAACGTAGCGCAGCTTGGTCCAGCTCAAACCATGCAGAGTGTTGGAGCGGTGCAATCAGCTCAGGCTCCGGGTCAAATTGGTGTTAATCAGTTAGCTTCGACTAACCTTGACCCGTATATGTCTCCGTACACGCAAAATGTAATTGATGCTGGTCAGGCAGATATCGAGCGTCAGCGCCAGATGGCGTCAAACACGCTTGGCGCACAGGCGCAGTCCGCTGGTGCTTTTGGCGGATCGCGTCAGGCTGTCCAAGAGGGTGTACTGGCTGGCGAGGCTCTTCGCCAAGCTGGCGCGTTGTCTGCACAGCAGCGTGGGCAGGCATTTCAAAATGCATTGCAAGCAGGCCAGTTTGACATTGGCCAAACTCAGCAGGCGCGGACACTTGCGTCAAATCAGCAAATGCAGGCCGGGATGCTCGCACAGCAAGCGGCAGAATCGGCGGCGGCTCGACAACAAGCGGCCAGTGCTGGCAATATGCAGGCTGCAAACCAGTTCGCAATTCAGCAGGCACAAGCTGAGCAAGCAGCTAACCAAGCCAATTATCAAAAACAGTTCCAAGAAGCCAGCATTCAAGGCAATGCCGCTGGTCAACTTGGCGGTCTATCTCAGGCAGGCTTTGGCATGGGCCAGCAAATTCAGCAGAACCAAATGCAGCAGGGTCTTATGCAGCAGGGATTGCAGCAGTCACTTATTGATGCGGCTCGTGGGCAGTATCAGAATGCTGCAAACGCGCCGTTGCAGTCACTCAACGCTCCGCTTGCGGCCCTTGGCGCACAGCCAAACCAGTCAACAACTACGAATCAACGGAACCCCGGATTGTTCGATTATCTGAGCTTGGCCGCGACTGCTGGGGCTGGAGGTTAAGGATAATGACGCCAGTGGATTACCGCTCTAAAGCCCAGCAGATTGCGCAGCAAGAAGGCGTACCTGTTGACTTGTTCTTGCGCATGATTGGCCAGGAGAGTTCATGGCAGCCGGGGGCAGTCAGCCCCAAGGGGGCCAGCGGGCTTGCCCAACTTATGCCCAGCACGGCACGAGAGCTTGGCGTTGATCCCACAGACCCTATCCAAAACATGACGGGCGGTGCGCGATACCTTCGCCAGCAGCTTGACGCCTTTGGGTCTCCTGCACTGGCCTTAGCTGCATACAATGCTGGGCCGGGTGCGGTTCGTAAGCATGGAGGTATTCCGCCCTTCAAAGAGACGCAGGACTATGTTCGCAAGATACTCGGCGGCGATAGCGGAAAGACTGTGGCTAACGACACCATGCGAGTTCTCGGCAAGCAATCAGCGGGATTGCTGGAGAACCAAGCGGCAAATGATACGGAGAATAAACCGATGATTGAGAAGCAGAAACCACGCGGCTTGCTTGAGGGACTTGGCATTCAAAAGATGCAAGAGGGTGCAGAAGGTGAAGCGGGTCAGCGTTTCTACAACCGTGAAAGTTTTGGTGATACTCTGGCCTCACTTGCCCCTGCGCTTGGTCGCATGGGCGTGATGGGTCTTGATGCCCCTGCGCAGGCTGTGGCTAACCGTAGGTTTGCAAGGCGAGATCAAGAGCGCAAGGCATCAAAAACCATTGAGGCTTTAAGCAGCATGAACACACCGCAGTCGAAGCAGGCGATTGAGTATTTGTCTGCTGGCGGCGATCCGGTGTCGGCGTTGAAGATGGCTTTTAGCAGCACTGATAATGGCGTTCAATCGTCTTCAGCTCTTCGTGACAGGTCTGGTGTTGTTTTGACAATGCGAGATGGAAGTATTGTGGTAAAGACTGCTGGCGGCGAAACAATTTCGGGTGATGCTGCGCTTAAATTTGTGCGCGATTCTGAGGAAGCATATGCGGCGGCTGAGAAATCTATTTATGGCTCTCGTGCAGCGGGTACATTGGGGGCCGAAGTAGAGTTTGGGGCGGCCGCAGAAGCAGCGAGAGCGTCTGGCAAGCTCAGCATGGAGCTTGGCTTTGACACTCTTGACAAAGCAAACGCTGTCTTGGGTTCCTTATCGACGATTGATAGTGCCATTGCTGCCATCGACGACGGTGCGAAAGCTGGCCCCGTTTACAAAATGCTTCCCAACATAACCGAATCATCAGCGGCCTTATCAACAGCAATGAACCAAATGGGGTTGGATGTGATTAGCTCTGTAACCTTTGGTGCGCTTTCAGAGGGCGAAATGAAGTTGGCTATGGAGACCGCTGTGCCAAGAGACCTTGGTCCAGAAGCCCTCAGAAGCTATCTGGTCAAGAAGCGTGACGCTCAGGCAAAGGCCGCTGCTGCTTTGCAAAACGCCGCTCGTTACTTGACTAAGCCCGGAAACAGCATTTCTGGCTGGCTAGATCAGCAAGCGCAGCAGCAAGGGTCTGGGACTGGCGCGATGCCATCTACGGCGTCAGGTGTTAACGACGATCCACTGGGCATAAGAGAATAAGGGTACGAAGATGCAGGGCATTGATTCGATTAGAAAGAAGTTTCCTCAGTATGGCGATCTAAGCGACGCAGAGCTGGTTATGGGATTCCATAGTAAGTTTTATTCTGACATGCCTATCATTAGCTTCGCGAAGCAGGTCGGATTAGACAAGTCTCAATCTCTTGATTTGTTAAAATTAGCGAACCAGAAGGGAAGGGGGCTTAAATTTGACCAGCCTAGTGCGACCACTGGGGGCAATGCTATGGGTGTTGGCCGAAACGTACTTCAGGGTCTAACGCTTGGCGCTGGAGATGAAATCGTTGCTGGCGGTACTGCTGCTGTGAAGAAGATTATGGGCGACGAAAGAAACATAGGCGACGTATACGGTCAAGAGCTTGAGCGTGAGCGCTCACGCATCGGTCAATTCGAATCAGAAGCGCCAATTGCCTCTACAGTATCTGAAATTGCTGGGGCAGCAGCTCTACCAGTCGGCAGCATGGCGACGCTTGGTAAGGCTGCTATTGCTGGATTAGGCTACGGAGCAGCTTCTGGCTTTCTTTCTGGAGAAGGTGGCGTTGAGGATCGGGCAAAATCTGCTGTCACAGGTGCCGCATTGGGCGGCATGTTCGGCGCTGGGTTTAAGAAAGCGTCCGACATGGTAGGGTCTAGCTTTGAGAAGTATTTATCTGGAAAAGCCTCAAAAGCGGTGGCTGAGGGTGGTCAATCAGTTAGCCAATTAAAGGCTCAAGCAAGCGCACTTTATGATGAGGCGCGTAAGAGTGGCGCAACAATTTCAAAAGAAGCGTTTGATGATTTTGTCGCGCAAACAATTAATAAAGTCTCTGGCGGGGTTAGTCCCGAAATATTCTCAAGACTGAAACCATCGTCCTCTGCTGTTCTTGACGCAATGCAGGATGTGAGCAAACTTGGCAAGTCTATTGGTATTGATGATTTAGAAGGCATCCGTCAGCTAGCCAATGTCCCCGCTGGAAAGGTTACAGACAAGGCCGAGCAGCAAGCTGCGATGATGATTATTGACGGAATTGATGATTTCATTTCAAACATAGGCCCAGATCAGATAACCAAAGGTTCCGTCAAGGGCGTCGATGAAACATTCAAGAAAGCTCGTGGATTGTGGTCCAGAATGAGAAAGACTGAAGCCATATCTGACATAATTGAAACCGCCAAAGAGGGTGGGTACGCTGGCGGGTTTGAATCTGGTTTGAAGACGCAAATTGGAACTATATTGAGAAACAAAAAGAAGCGTCGTGGATTTAGTAAGGATGAAATTGCACTGCTTTCTCAGATTCAACAAGGCTCACCAATTGGCCGAGTTTTGGCTGGCTTAAGTTATCTCGGATTCTCACCCAGCGGTGGGCGCACGGCCCCAGCAGCGGGCGGAATGGCTACGGGTGCGATTGTCGGTGGACTTGCTGGCGGAGGACCGTTGGGCGCTTTGGTGGGGGCTGGTATAGAGGTTGCGGGTACGACAGCTCTTCGCGCAGTTCGGGAAATGGATTTAGAGAAGCGAGCAAGAACGCTTCAGCAAATTATATCGTCTGGCCGCGCCGATGAGGTAATGCAAAAAAGCCCAGAAGCGTTTAAGGTGCTGCAAGAAGCGGCCAATGCAATGGCGCGTGGAGCGACACAGGCCACTGCTGGCAACATCCAATAAAGGACGGACACACATGGAACCCGAAGATATGATCGAAGAAATGCTTGAGGTTTCTGGCGGTGAGGTCGAAATGGCTGACATCGAAGAAGTCAAAGCTGACAGCGAGTTTAAACCAAAATCACGCACCGAGGTTGAGGGCATTGTCCAAGACGCAATTTCAGACGCGGTAGACTTTGTTGAGAGCGAAATCAGCGATGACCGCATCAAGGCGCAGCGTTATTATGATGGCGAAGTCGACCTTGGATACGAGGATGGCCGCAGCAAGGTTGTAGCCACAAAGGTACGGGATACTGTACGTGCGGTGAAGCCAAGCCTGATGCGTATTTTCCTCAGCACAGCAAAGCCTGTTGAGTTTGTGCCGCACGGCCCAGAAGACGTGGCAATGGCCGAGCAGGCCACCGAGTTTATGCACCACGAATTTACCCGTCTAAATGGGTATCGTGTGATGAATGACGCCTTCCAAGATGCGCTAATCAAAAAGCAGGGTATCGTGAAGGCATACTGGATGACGTATCCAGAGGCCGAGATTTACACGTTCACTGACTTGTCAGATGACGAATACACTTACCTGATTGATGATGATGACGTGACCGTGCTGGAACACAGCATGGAAATAACCATTGAGATGGACGAAATGGGCATGGAAATGGAAATGCCCGTTCACAGCGTAAAGTTGAGCCGCCAAAAAGAAAGTGGCGAGTTGTGCATTGAGAGTGTGCCGCCAGAAGAGTTCTTTATCAACCGTGACGCTAGAAGCCTTGCCGATGCCTACGTTGTTGCGCACCGCACTGACATGCGCGCTGGCGACTTGATTGCGATGGGCTATGACCCAGAGGTTGTCACAAATTTAGACAGCTTCGAGAGCGGTTCTGACATGACGGAATCAGAGGTTTACGAGCGCCAAGGCTACGGAATGGACACGTCCGATGAGGACGAGCAGGACCCATCCATGCGTAATGTTGCCGTGACAGAAGCCTACATGCGCATTGACGTTGATGGCACTGGCGTTCCAGTTTTGCACAAGATCACATGCGGTGGCACGTCATACGAAATGCTAGATTACGAGCCATGCGATGAAATTCCATTTGCAAAGTTTGAGGTCGATCCAGAGCCGCACACGTTCTATGGACGCTCACTGGCCGAGATTGTTATGGATGACCAAGACGCAGCTACATCTGTGCTGCGCTCAATCCTTGATAATGTGGCCATGACCAACAACCCACGCCTTGGCATTGTTGAGGGCGCCGTCAATGTTGATGACGTGCTTAACAACGAAATCGGAGCAATCGTGCGCATGAGATCGCCGGGTTCTGTACAGGAATTGTCCGTGCCATTTACTGCGGGCCAGACACTTGGTGCGCTGACTTACCTTGATGGCCTCGTAGAGACCAAAACAGGCGTCTCCAGAGCCTCTATGGGCCTTGATCCATCAGCGATGCAGTCTACGACCAAAGCGGCTGTACAGGCCACTGTGCAGTCTGCTGCTGGTCAGGTTGAGGTTATGGTTCGCAACCTTGCGGATGGTATGCGTGACTTGTTCGGCATTATGCTGCGTTTGATGAACAAGAATGTTGACGAAGAGCAGATGATGCGGATGAACGGTGCCTTTGTTCCCGTTGACCCTCGTGTCTGGGATTCATCCTTTGACGTGAGCATCAATGTTGGACTTGGCACTGGCCGCGAAGAAGAAAAGATTATGGCGCTAAACCAAGCACTGCAAATGCAGACGATGGTTTACCAAACATACGGCCCGCAAAACGGCTTGGTCAGCATGACCAATATCCGCAATACGCTGGCTGACCAGTTGGCAATTTCTGGCATCAGAAACGCTGACCGTTACTTTGCGCCAATTACACCTGAGATTGAGGCTCAAATGCTGCAAATGCAGCAGCAGGCTCAAGAGCAGCAAGGCCAACCAGCCGATCCAAACACTGCGTTCTTGCAGGCAGAGCAAATGAAGGCTCAAGTCAAAATGCAGTCTGACCAAATGAAAATGCAGTTGGACGCGCAGAAGGCAGCAGCCGACGATGATCTCAAGCGGGATCAAATGGCGCAGGATTTGCTCGTAGACGCGGCAAAGATTTATGGCGAATATGGTACAACGGTTGATGTGGCTCGTGTAAAAGCTGAACAGGACAAGGTCCGCATGATTGGCGACATGGCTCAATTGCCATAAACTCGGCTTCGTGTTATATATTTCTAGACTTTAAAAGGATACGACAATGGCTAATATCGGAAAAACTGAACCAGCGCACGACATGGCGTCTGTTACCACCAGCGACACTGCTGACATTGAACCTACACGCGGTCTATTTATTGGCGGCTCTGGCAATTTGAAGGTTATTACTGCCGCTGGCTCAACTGTTACTTTAAATGGCGTTGTCGCAGGCTCAATATTGCCTGTATCGGTCAAGCGTGTTTTTGCAACCGGAACCACCGCGTCAAATATTGCCGCCTTGTATTAAAAAGAGGTCACTATGCAAATTGGTCTTAGCCTTTCCTTGACGGCGCAATTGCGTTCATCGAGTACTTATGCAGTGTTAGGTTCCGACCCTGCATTGGTGTTTGACTTTAAGAATAGTTATTACCGCAAAGTCGGGGCCTCTACTACGTTCGCCTCTGCTATAACTCACACAGCTTCCACTAATGCAACTATGGTTGATAGTGATGGCTTGCTTAAGTGGCGTCCGCATAACAACCTTACAAAGTCAAACACCTTTAGTACGTGGAATAAAAGCTCAGTTGTTGTTGTTGATAACGCCGCAGTTGGCCCTAACGGTGTAGCTAATACAGCGTCCACAGTTAACTTCTCTACTGGAAGCTCACACCTTTACAACTTGTCCACAGTTTCTGTTAAAGCAGGAGACAAAGTAACTCTTGCCGCATGGGTTCGCAGTGACACCATAACTTCTATTACGTTCGCAACAAATGGTCGTGGACAGACACCCAACAACGTACCAGAGGCCAATCTAGCTGTAACCTCCACTTGGGCGTTAGTTTCATTTGAAGCTACTGTTGCAGCTAATGACACTGGCCTGTTCTTTATAATTGGGAAGGTCAATGCCTCCAGCCCTGCTTCTCAAATAGGTGAACTTGAGCTTTACGGCGCACACATGTTCCGCAGTGACCTCGGTGGCATGGTAAACAACCCTGACACTGCTAGCAGCTACGTCCCAACGACCTCTGCTGCTGTCTATGCTCCTCGGACAGGCCATCACATCTACAATGGCTCTGCTTGGGTTAACGAAGGCCTCCTCCACGAGAGTGAAGCTAGGACTAACTTGTTGTTGAACTCTGGCACACTATCTACTCAAAGTGCTACTGTATCTGCTGTAGAGAATACCCTCAGTTTCACAGGGACAGGCACAGTTACTTTATCTGGCGCATCTACTGTTGGACCTTTGGTTGGAACAGGTACGGGAGAAAACAATCGAGTTAGTTTGACGTTTACCCCAGCAGCGGGAACTCTGACATTGACCGTCTCAGGTGCAGTCACAAATGCACAACTAGAAGCTGGCGCAACCCCATCAAGCTACATCCCAACAGCGGGTGCTTCAGCTACTCGTGCTGCTGAGACACTAACAGTCCCTGCGGCTAACCTGCCTTATGACAACACTAACATGTCTATCCAGATAGATGGCAAGATGTCGTATGCTGATGGTGACAATATAAATGAAGTTCAACCTTACGATTGGACACTAAACGGCCCTAACTACATCTTTGCTAGGGTTAGTACATCAGGTACTAGGTCAGGGCAACCAACCTTCCTACAGAGAGAAACAACCTCTGGTAACGATTTCGTCAATGGAATACCCAATGCCTACACCCCTGACACTAACGTACCGTTTAACCTTGCATCACGTCACGGCTCTACGTTCATCAATGGTGCGAACGAAGGTACACTCCTGACAGCCAACACAACCCCTACGATTCTCCCTGACTTGTCATCTACTGACCTAGAGCTTGGTAACGTCTTCATGGGTACAATCGGACAGTTCCGTATGTGGTCTGATGACTTAGGTGACGTAGGTATTGCGGAGGCATCAACATGATAGACGAAGTAGAAGCACCAAAGACTGACTTTTATCTCAAGCTGGTATCTGAGGCGTCTATGCCCTCAATGTTGTCTGCCTTCTACGATGAGGAAGGTGAGTTTGTGAGTAACACAGCAGACTACTCCATCGACGTTGTAGGGGTCTTACATGAGGCCACAGGCGTTACCATCACAGATGACGATGGTATGGAGTATCCTGAGATGGAAGCATTAGACGGTTGGCATGTAAACATCCGCCTATCTAGCGATACTATGCGTGATGCTGTCGAGGCTCTTGATGTATCACACGGTTTTACACCTGATGCACCTAAGCGTGTGTGGCTCTGATGGAAAAGCAAATAATCCTCGGCCTGATGGCAGTGGTTCTAGGTTTAGCGGGATGGAACTTAAAACAGACACATGACTTGTCGATCAAAGTTGCAAACATCCAAGTGCAGCAGACAGACAGGGAAGTCCTCCAAGACATGCGTATGAGCATCCAGAGATTGGAACTTCTGCTGCTTGAGGACGCAATGCGAAACTAAGGAAAAGGCTCTAATGGCCAATAAAACAGAGATACGCATAGAGGCCGAAGAGGCCCGTCGCTTAAAAGGCGATACTGCATTTAAGCAGTTCATGCAGATTGTGCGCGAGAACCAAATGCAGGTTTTCGCAAGCAGTGGGGCTGCTGACGTAGCAGCCCGTGAAGAGGCGCACGCGATGATCCGTGCGCTTAACCAGATCGAAGTGACCCTCGACGCCGCACTTGCAGCAGAGACACTTTTGGATCGCAAGAAAAGGACGTAGTACCGATGGAATCGACTACCCTAGAACAAGCCGCAGAAAGCCTGCTGGCAACGTCAGAAGAAACTTCTGGCGGAGATAATTTTGATGAAGCTGTGGACTCAATGATTGAGCCTGATGACGATCAGTCTGATGAAGTTGAAGCTGCTGACGAGGATCAAGATGACGTTGAGGCATCCGACGATTATGATGATGTCGAAATTGACGACGAAGACCTAGTAGAAGCTGCTGAAGACACCAATCTCATCCCCGTTAAAGTTGACGGAAAAGAAGAGAATTGGACACTGGATCAGTTGAAGCAATCTGCTGCGGGACAAGCGGCAATTAATAAGCGGTTCCAAGAAGCTGCCGAGGCGCGAAAGCAAATCGAACAGCAGGCAGCCGCATTGCAACAGCAACAGCAACAACTCTTGCAGTTGCACCAGCAAGCGCAGAACGGTGGTTTGCAAGCCCCAACCCCGCCATCACGAGAGCTGTTTGAAAGTGACCCGATTGGGTACATGGAAGAAAAGCTCAAGTATGACGAGAGCAAGGCGCAATACGACCAAAATATCTTCCAAATGCAACAAGTGCAGCAAAACCAAATTCAGCAGCAATCGCAGGCGCATCAGTCGTATCTGCAAGAGCAAGCTGAGGTTTTGAAACAGTACATTCCTGAGATTGCTGACCCTGAAAAGGGTGAGAAATTGAAGGGCGACATAATGAGTGCTGGCATGGAGTATGGCTTCACGGCGGAAGAGATGGCTCACGTATCCGACGCGAGATATGTGCGGGCGTTGAATGACGCACGTAAATATCGAGAGTTAGTGGCCAAGCGCAAAACAACACAATCCAAGGGTCAGAAGGCCCGACCGATGGTAAAAGCTGGTGCGAAGAAGCGGCAAGATAGTTCTGGAGCAACTCGTAAAAAAGCGCAATCGCGCTTGCAGAAAACTGGCTCAATCGACGACGCATTGGGCTTGATCTTAAATCAGTAAGTCTTTGAAAGGACTAAACAAATGGCACAACCATCAAACACATTCGATACCTATGATTCCGTAGGCATCCGTGAAGACCTATCCAATGTGATCCACAATATCTCCCCAGAGGAGACACCGTTCTACAGCAAGGCTGCAAAGAAGTCCGCGAAAAACACTCTTGTTGAGTGGCAGACTGATTCACTTCGCGCTTCTGCTGCGAATGCTCACATTGAAGGCGACGCAACTACTGCTGAAGCTCGTGCTGCAACAACTCGTTTGGGCAACTACACGCAAATCTTCAAAAACGCCGTAGTCGTATCTGACTCCGACGATAATGTTGATAACGCAGGTCGCGCAAAAGAGATTGCTTATCAAACTCTTAAAATCGCAAAAGAGCAAAAGCTCGACATTGAAAAGGCTTTGTTTGCCAACAATGCACGTGCGGCTGGTAACTCTACAACTGCACGCGAACTTGCAGGCGCACCAGCTTGGCTGACAACAAACACAGTAGCTGGTTCTGGCGGCGCGGACGCAACCGGAGACGGTACAGACGCACGTACAGACGGCACGCAAGCTGCTTTCTCACAAGCAAACTTTGACACTGTTATGCAGTCAATCTGGGTTGCTGGTGGTAAGCCAGACACAGTGTACTTGTCTGCATTCCAAATGAATGTAGCTTTGGGCTTCACTGGTAACAACAACCAGCGTTCAAACGTCCAAGCTGGCGATGAGCGTGTTATCAAGTCTTTGGCTGTGTACGTCACACCATGGGGTAGCGTAGAGTTCATGCCGTCACGCGAAAACCGTTCACGCGACGTGTTCATCATGCAAGACAACATGTGGGAAGTTGCATCCCTACGTGGCACGAAGAACGTAGCATTGGCGAAAACTGGCGACAACACAACTCGCCAAGTTGTTACAGAGCTTACACTTTGCTCTAAAAATGAAGCAGCGAACGGCATGGTCGCTGACTGCACAACTTCATAATTACTCAGTATGGGGGCGGGCAACTGCCCCCATATTCTTTAATTGGAGATAGATATGACTAAGGCTACAGTAATCGCGGCAAATGTATTCACATCTGCTGGCAAGTTTTTTAAGGGCGACGTGATCGACCTTCCTGACGATGAGATTGAAGTAATCAACGGCATTCGCGCTGGCGCGCTTGAGGTCGAGAAGAAGACCATATTAGCCAAGAAGCCCAAAGCGCCCTCCACAAAAACCCGCGCACGTAATAAGAATGGCACACTGAAGGGTGATGACCCTTCGACGCCAAATGTGAATGAGGCTTGGAATGCTTAACACATCTACCAAAGTCTTCGAGAACATCACGTTTGATGGCGATGACAATATGGTCATCAAAAAGACCTTTGACGCGTCTCACATGCTTAATGACGCAAAGCACGCACGCGAGACCACAGAGAACGCATTTGGCTCTGATTATAAGCACGTCGGCAATGTTGACCTAGCTATGCTGGGCGTATGGTTAAAAGAGGCTGGCGTGTCATGGGAAGATACCCAAGCTGTCAAAGATGTGATAAAGAGAAAGCTAATGAGTAACGAGTTTTCTGCTCTGCGCGTCTGGGAAGGTAGCTACTAACATGACCGAAAATTGGCACCTATCAAAATCAGTACCAATCACCGTTATTGTGACCATCGTCATGCAGTCGCTTGGCCTTGTTTGGTATGTGTCAACTCTCGACGCATCGGTATCGACCAACGCCCGTGAGATAGCTCGCCACGAAGTTCGCATTATTGAGATTGAAAAGACATCGCAAATACAGGCTGTGATGCTTGGACGTATTGATGAAAACATAAAGGCGATACGCATGGTGATCGAGAAGCGCGCCTCTAATTGAAGAGATTGTAAAAACGTGAGACATCTAGACACCATTTTCGTACATTGCACAACAACCCGCGCCGAGTGGTGGGCTGGCCGCAGATCAAGCGAGAAAGCGGCAGAGTGCAAGCGCTGGCACTTGGATCGAGGTTGGTCCGACGTGGGCTACAATTTCTTTGTAGACCGTGATGGTACTGTGACTGAGGGTCGCCCGATTGAGGTGACGCCTGCCGCGCAGAAGGGCCACAACACAGGTTCTGTTGCCATTGCACTTTGGGGCGGCCACGGCGGCGAACAGGACGACAAGTTTGAGGACAACTTCACGCCCAAGCAGGATCGTGCGCTGCGCAGGCTGATTGCTGAGCTGCGTATGGAATATCCATCAATCACAAAGGTGCGTGGGCATAACGAGGTTTCGGCCAAAATGTGTCCATGCTTCGAGGTGACACCGTGGCTAAACAGCGTCGAGACCGTGAAGAAACCAGAGCGCAAACGGATTGCCCAGACAAAGACAATCCAAGCTTCGTCTGTTGCAAAGCTGGCCTCTGTCGCCACGCCCCTTGTTGGTGTTGTCGGTGGTCTTCCGTGGCAAAACCTAGCGATAATGGGCGTTCTGGCAGTGGTGGCGATGGTAGCTCTGGGCGTCATTGACGTTGAGCGCCTCGGCAAATGGAACAAGGGCGACAGATAATGTTTCTACTCGGCAAATTAAAACTGTACGCAGCGTTTATTGGAGCTGCTGCACTGGCCATTGTGACTGTGTATTATCGTGGCCGCGCTGATGGTCAAGATGACCTTGAATATGAGATCAAGGATGAACGCCTTAACAAGATATTGACAGCGAAAGAGGTACAAGATGAGCTTGAGAGTTCTAGTGATGATGACATTGCTGCCCGTGCTGGTCGCTGGGTGCGGAGCGAGAGTGACGGGTGATACTTACTGCTACGTGTCGCGCGTAATTACGTTTGAGAGCGAGGCAGTGATTGATTGGACTGACGCAGATTTGCTGCGCCAAATTGTGCGACATAATGAAACTTTTGAAAGGCTGTGTGAGTAATCTTACTGAGCTTTAATTTCGGCAGGCACCCGACCCCAAGCCTGCCATTTGGGTCAAAATTCCAGCTAAAATAAGAGATAGCATGTGCGCAAATCATTTAGCGATAAGGGTTGCCTCATCAATTACCAGCGCATCGGACTGTCGCTTGTTGCAGCCTTATGTGTCGGACATTAATGGGTAAGGTAGTTTAATCTGTGGCGCAATCGGGGAAATTGCCTGAGACGAAGAAAGTTGGAGCGAAGGGCCGCGTCGATGCAAGTCTTGGTCGGGCTGGCGAGTTTTACGCCGCCTACAAGCTGCAACTGGCTGGCTTGCAGGTCTCGCATATAGACGGCACCTGTGACCTACACGTAACGCTTCCGTGCAATCGTGTTCTGCGCGTCGAAGTGAAGACTGCGGGGGTAATCTCACAATATGGAAGCTACAGGTTCAACCGTGGCGGCAGCGATGCTGACATATTCGTTCTTGTGGCCATAGGTATTGGTTTGCTTCGCATTGTAGGTGCTTCTGAGATAAGAAGGGTAACAGTTACACTTCGGCCCGAAGCATTCACGCAGCAGGCCGAAGATGACGACATAGCAGGTCTATTCCTGCATTGAGATTTCACCAGCAAGGGCCGCGTACCCAGATAGGTCCACGTAATTATCTGCATGGGTTCTGTTGCCCGCTATGCGGCCAATTTTGAACAGTGCCATCATCATGGCAACGTCCTCTGGCAGCAACTCTGCCTCTGGCACTGGTCGGTTTTGCAACCACCAATCCCAGAGCTTAGCGATTTCGCTGAAGCTGTCCTCTGCGTCACCGTGCGTCGCGGCACGGTCTACGTTGATGCAGTGCATGGCCTCGTGCAGTATATCGTCTCTATTCATCGGTTGCTCTCCTTTTCCTTCTCTTCCTCATACGCATCCAAGACAAGCTCGGCAATGTATTCAGCCACGCTCGTACAGCCGCAATCCTCTGCGCTATTAAACAGCCACTCAGCTTGATCGGGCGACAGTTGGTCCCTAATTTGACCAATGTATCCCCACATGCAGGTGCTTTTGTTGTAAACCGTCGTTACAGTCTTCACCTTCATCTTGGCGTGGCCAGACTTGCGACCCCTGTTGATAGCACCACTGACAACGGCACCTGATACGCCGAACTTTGATGCAATCTTTTTTTGAGATATGCCATCGTTGTGCATGGCCCAGATGGCTTTGGTCTGCTCACTTATCGCATGACGTTTATTGATCATTCTCCGCCTCCCGCAACTCATTCAATTTTTTGGTGATTTCTTTTTTATCGAACATCAGCGTATCAACGCGATTGCGCATCCGCGTTATGTCATCGCGCTGCCGTGCAACCTTGCCCTGCAACACGCTAATTAGACTCCGCGCCTCATTCAGATTGTCCTCAAGCATTAATATTCTACGGTCGCTCATCGGTTATCTCCCAACCACTTCAGTCTCATTATCATTATGTCTCTGCGAATAGTCGCTTCACTAACGCCCAGTTCAACGGATGCAGCCTGACGTGTCATCCCAGTCTTTGCTAATTCCTCAAGCATCTCTCGACGTGCCGCGATGTCCGCTTGGTACGGCGTGACCTTTACTACACCCGCCTTCAACCTGACGCCCGTCACTTGACAGTCGGCCCTGATAGTTGTCTGCACAACGCGCTCCAACTCTGCGACCTGCGCGACTGTCATCTCACCTTCTCTGGCGTAAATCTTTACGCGCTCCCGACGCTCCTTTGTAAGCTGAGCGCGGCGAGCTTGGGCGAATGCAGTTGCTTGACGCCATTTTTCGGGGTTCG